ACTACTTGGACTGATAGAGCCAATACAGGAGTAGCAAGTTTTGATGGTATAGATGATAGAATATCATTAGGCACAGGAACCTTTAATATTGGTAAAGATGGTTATAGTTATTCTATATCTGCTTGGTTTAAAGCACCAGACCAAGGTTCAAATGATGGTATTTTTAGTAATCATACATCATCAAACGAGTTTCAAATGCTACTTCTTGCGACTGGGAGATTACATACCCATGTATATGATGGTTCGACTCAAGGACAAGTACAAACAAGTACAAATGATGAATATAATGACAATCAATGGCATCATGTAGTATCAATTCTTGATTCTTCAGCAGATACATTATCTATGTATGTAGATGGTTCATTAATTGGAAGTACAACTTGGAATATGTATACAACAGGAAGTTTAGTAGCACATATAGGTTCAAGGTCTGCATCTACTAATTATTTTGAAGGGCAAATTGCTGGTACTCATATATTTGATGTTGCATTAACAGCAAGTGAGATAACTGAATTATATAATATAGATAAACGCTCCAGTATATCTGGACATTCACAGTTTAGTAATTGTGTAGCCAGTTATTTAATGGGTGCTGGAGATGGAGATACTGCATCTACCATACAAGACCAAACAAGTAACAACAATGATGGTACTGTTAATGGTGCAAGTATAATAGGCTACAACGATGGTACTGTTTCTGACACTTCAGTAGCATCTATAGTCATCCCAGAAGGAAGTACAGAAGGCAGAGATAATCAAGGCTACTACCTATCAGATACAACTACGATTAGTAATGGCATACGATTATTTGGAAGTGAGTATATAGAAGTACAAGATTCGGAAGTATTGAGTTTTGGAGATGGTACTGATGATAGACCATTTAGTATTGAAGCATGGATTAAAATGGATGATGCTACTGATTTTAAAATAGTTGATAAAGGAATATTCAACTCAACTGCGGAGTATGTATTTGAAGTTAATGGCGATGATAAGTTAAGGTTATTAATCTACGATGAAAGTGTTGCAAGTACAGCAGAAATTGCCATGTATAATACTGCTCTTACATCTTATGAAGGTCAATGGATTCATGTATGTTCAACTTATGATGGTAGAGGTGGCACATCAGCAAATGCTGGTATAAAATTATATTTAAATGGTAGTTCTGTTGCTACTACATTGAGTGATATTGGAACATATGTAGCAATGGAGAATCTTGGTGCAGATGTCCATATAGGAAAATACGATTCAACTTATGCTAAAGGATTAATTGACGAGGTTCGCATTTACTCAAAAGAATTACCAGCATCAGAAGTATTAAAAAATTACAATTCTGGAAAATCATCCCATCAATAGGAACACATTATGAAAGGACAATACACACATTATTTAATCTTCGGTAATACCGATACCAACAAAGCAAAACGAATTACAAGTAGATACGATTGGCAGACATTTACCTATCGTGAGGAGGAGCGTACAGGAACAAAAACTGTAGAGGTGGTGTTACCTGTCGAAGATGATTTAAAAAGCGATATACAGGCATTTATGGACACTCACAGCATTGATTACAATAGTAGTGATACCAAAGCAGAGTTAATTGCAAAGATAGATGCTTATGTGATGGAGAATGGTGTGCCAACAGAAGAAGTGAGTTACACTTACATGGAAGAAGTAGTAGATACCACAACCGATCACGAGGCTACTATACAAGATTTATTAGATAGACATCCTTTGTACTTCGCACCAAGAACATCACCAGATGGTAGTGAGATATGTATTAAGGGAGATTGGACAATAACTGAACTGGATGCAATGCCAAATGATTTTAGAATTTATACAAATGAAGAATGCAAAGAGTACATCGCAACCACAGAAGCATGGCAAGATGAAGAATGAGAGCATTAGTACGAGTTATGACTATTCTGTTACTTACCAGTTTTCTGGGATGCAGCCAGGGATGGAGCGTAGGCGGTGTTGTAATCACACCGCAGGATACTGTTTCAAATACGGTGTTTATCGAGATAATGGGTGCTGATTCTACCATTCATTATTATCATGGAAGAGTATATACAAAATCAAACTGGTGCTGGTTGCACCATCAGTTTGAAGATATAGCACATGAATGATGTTAAAACTGCGAGAAGTTATCGTGGTGCTTTGGTTGATGACAATTATATTTTTAGCATCAATCTCCGTTGGATGGTGCAGTTATGTGTTCTTGTGGGTGGTCTTGTCTATGGGTACTATAATATTATGTCTAGACTTACAACCCTTGAAACAGAATTGGTGGAAGCAGATAGCCAGATTCGGAGTTTATTTGATAAGCACAGCTTGGAGGAAGAGCGGAAAAGGTCAGAATTGGAAAGTAAAGTTTCTTTCTATGAAGAAAAAATGAATGTCAATGTAAATCCTTTATCTTGGAAGTTATTTAATAAAGAGAATAGATGAATCATAATGAATTTCAGATTATTGCAGAGGAATTATTCGGAAAAGCAGTATGGCTGGCTTTTGCGTATTTGGGCATATCTATCTTTAAGGGACTCATACTTAATGTGTACGAAGGTCTTATGGTGTTTATTGGTAATGACTTTAATGCTGATGATGTTGTCTATTTGGGGACTGAAGAACGACCTGCAAGGATTGTTAGAATGGGTATAAGAAAGACGGTGTTTTATATGAAAGACGGTGACGGAAGATGGAACATAAAGATGGCAGTTCCTAATGAAGCATTAAAGACGATGGTTATTAAAAAACAACTACCTAAGAATGGTGGGAAGTTTCACAGTATAACAGGTATAGAAGATGAATAATCAAGATATTTATCAATTATTAGTCAAGCACGATGAACGACTAAAAAACATTTATTCTTCTTTAGGTAGAATAGAAAAACATTTAGATAGACTTAATGGAAAGGTAGCTGATCACGATACTGCTATAACTAAGCTGCAAACTATAGGAGCAGTAGCTGTAATTAGTATACCAATAATAATAAACGTAATAATGAGGATAGTATAATGTTAGCAAAGTTAATCGCAGACGATTTGTTGTCAGATGAAAATGGTAAAGAAGTTATTGCTGAAATAAACAAAGCAGTTGATATACCAATTATATCTGAAAAAACTGAAGCCAAAATATTAGAAGCACTTTGGAAAGTGATTAAAGGTGTGTTGCTTAAAAAGATTGGTTTGTAATGCGTAAAAAGAAAGATCCACGACTTGCCAGAGTAGGTGTTACTGGTTACAATAAACCAAAAAGAACACCAAATCATCCTAAAAAATCACATGTAGTGGTTGCAAAGGTAGGGGATAAGATCAAAACCATACGCTTTGGTCAACAAGGTGTTAAAGGTGCGGGTAAAAAACCTAAATCAGCAAAGGAAAAAGCAAGACGTAGATCGTATTATGCAAGACATAATGCACAAGATGCAAAACCTAGTAAGCTATCAGCAAGGTATTGGTCGCATAAGGTGAAGTGGTAGTGGCTACAACTGCAAGAAAGAGAGATCCTGCCAAGTGGGCAAGAGCAAAAGCAAAAGCAAAGCGTAAGATGGGTGGTAAACACTCTGCAAGAGCAATGCAACTTGCAGTAAAGTATTACAAGGAAATGGGAGGAAGATACTCTGGAAAGAAATCTTCAAAAAATAAACTTACTAAATGGTCAAAACAAAAGTGGGATTATGTCAGTAAAGGCGATAAGAAAAAACCAAAAAAGAAAAGAGGGCGTTACCTACCTGAGTCAGTTAGGAAAAGTCTCAGTTCCAGTCAAAAAGCTGCTACGAACAAAAGAAAACGAGCAGCATCTGCCAGGGGAAAGGGTAAAGCAAAATATAGTAAATCCATAGCAAGAAAGGTAAGGAGAGCGAAATAATGCCATATCACAAGAAGAAAAAAAGCATGAAGAAAAAACCCATGAAGAAGAAGAAAAGATCCATGAAAAGGAGAATGGGTTATTAACATGAATAAGAATGTAAAAGCACCTAAAGGCTATCACTGGATGAAGTCAGGTAAGGGTGTCAAATTAATGAAAAACCCTAGAGGTGGCTATAAGCCTCATAAGGGCGCAAGTTTAACTGCATCATTTAAAGTTCAAAAAGCACATAAAAAGTAATCATTCTCTCTATTGAGAGTGTTCCGCAGGTTTTATTAAATTATTATTAATGAACGACTTATGGAACAAAGTTCTTCTAGCAATCATTTTTATATTAGCAGCAATTATTCTTTGGGATAGCGGGATTGTAGTTCAAGAAGGAATGATTCGGGAAGAGTCAGGTCAATATGTCTATGTCATTGAATATAAGGTGAAGAGATATGAACAAGAGAAAACAGAAACAGATCCGTTCCTTAATCAAGGAAGTTATAACCAAGATAGATATGTACTCCCAAGAAGCGGAGGATTTGATTTTCGGAACTGGCTTAATAGAAAGTAATTACGATTATCTCAGACAATGGAATGATGGTATCGCTAGAAGCTGGTGGCAGATAGAACCAGGCATGACAGGCGCACAAGATACGATTGTTAACTATTTAAAGTATAGACCAAAGCTAATTAGAAAATGTGCCATAGCTGCAAGAGTACCTCAAGATGCGTTTTTACCAATTATGAAAGAAGAGGATCTGTCAGAGTTGTTAGAATACAATATCGCTTATGCGATAATTATGTGTAGATTAAAGTATCGGAGAGTACCTAAAAAACTTCCAAAAACTGTAGAAGAAATGGCAGGTCAATGGAAAGAATTTTATAATACCAAGTTTGGAAAGGGTGATCCGAAAGAGTTTATTGAAAAGTATAAAATGACACAAAAATGACACAGTAGTCTTTTTTTTCATTAATCTTTACTCGGAGGGGTGGCAGAGTCTGGCTGAATGCACTGGTCTTGAAAACCGATACAACCCTCCTCGGTACACTTCATTTCTCCTCACAAAACACCATCTCATTCATCATGATAAGTAGTGGAAGGTTGTGATAAATATGACACAATTATGACACATTATATATTATATATAGCAGGCTTAAACTTGTCTACACTTTTGTGAATATATCTCCAGGTAATATCATCTATCCTATGACCCATAAGGAACTTTACTTCAAGAAATTCTAATCCCTGTTCTTCAAGTCTTTCACCGTATGTATGTCGAATACTGTGATAATCTCCTTTTTCACCAAACTCCTGCAATCTCCTTTGTAGTCTTTGTGTTACTGATCTACGCTTTGACTTCTCTGGTTTCAGGTTAACCAAATCCATTGTGTTAAACATAGGGTGTTTGGGTACTACACACTTTCTTCCTACCTTGCCTTGTTTCCATACAAAGTATTCATCTTGAATCTCATCTTCTGTAATCGTTCCCGCATCCTGTGCGCGAAATCCTGCGTACAAGGCTAGACTAAACATCGCTTTATCCTTGATGTCTGTTGTGCTATGAATAATCTCTTTTATAATATCAATCGGTATTGGTTTTCTCACATCCTCAGAAGTGTCAATCCGAGCAACAAAGAATGGATCAGCAGGATTACTAAATGCCATTCTTCTCATTTGTGCATACTTGAATAATCCAGAGATCATAGATAATTCATGGTTAACAGTGTTACCAGAAACAGTTTGAGAGCGATGATCCTTGAAGGCTTGTATATGTTCAATGTCCATATTGGATATATCCATTGATGAATACATTTCTTTAAAGTGTTTCAAACCAAATTCTACGCGTTCACTCCAGTTCTTTTTCTTGTTGGATTTGTGCCATATAAGATAGGAGTCTATAAACTTGGCAAGGTTTGGAGATGCGATCAAACCCTGCCTTTCATATTTCTCATCAAGCTCTTTTTGTTTTATTTTAGCAGCATGATGATTGGTTTGCCCAGTAGATATTCTAATTCTGTTTGGTGGCGTGCCTGTAGTGTACCAGTAGTATTTTGAGCCAGATCTTTTGGAAATACGACTCAACTCTTCCCTTCAATATCCCCATTGACCCAATAGTAATAAGCACGAACTACTCCTTCTTTTTTGTCGTGGTATGATTCTATGTTGTACATTTTATAAGAACCATCCTTTGATTTCCACAGAACATGTTTCCATACATTATGAGTGTGGTCTGGTATTTCATCTGGAATTGAGGACATTAAAATTTCTAAACTATCAGGGTGGTACATAAGCGACCACTCCTCGCCTGTAAGGTTAGATAACCCCTCTTCAGTATAACCAGTCATTGACGTATCTCCAGTTACTGTATTTTTACCAAAAGATTTAGTTTCGCAATCGTAAGTACATTTTGTTTTGAAATGAAACGCTGGTTTACTTTTCACTTCTTGTTTTTTTTGAACAATAGCATTTAATCTATCTATTTCTGCCTTTTGATATTCTATTTTCTCTTTTTGAAGTCCTATGATGTAATTAGCATCCACCTTTTCTTCTCCTTTTGCTATGTGTATTGTTTCTGCCTCAACTACTATCTCCTCATTCTCCCCTGAAATTTTTTCTTGATACCTACGAATTATTTTTTTTGGAACACCTCTTCTCCTCCAATGGGTGATGGCAGGTTGGGTCATATCTAGCTTTGATGCTAGTTCCTCATCAGTATCTATTTTAAAATAGATTTTTAATTTATCTATAAAGCTCTCAATATCTATTTCACGCATATTACAAATATTACTTTTAATATTACTAACTTATAACTAAGTTATACTATTAATACTTTATTTAACACATTAATTACATAATAAAACTATATGAAAATAATGGAAAGTCAAAGAAAAACATATACAACACAAGAAATTGCAAAGTATTTCAATGTTCACCCAGCAACAATTAGACTATGGGTAAAGACAGGAAAGATCAAAGAAATCAATCTTGGATACAGGACAAAGAGATACGATATAAGCGATTTAATAATACAATAATAGAGGTAATAGTATGTTAGAGCAGGAACTACTACAGTCACCTATACCTGTTGAGAGACATGATCTATCAAATGGAAGGTGGTATTCACCATTAGAATCTTATTGGGAAGAACATTTTAAGGATGCACCGATGATATATAAGCGGTCATCTACTACATTTGAAAATGTACTTGATAAAGGCATAGGGTTTCACACTTGGTTAGGTAACTCGCCAACTTATGAAGCAGCGATGGAGTACGCAAATAAGCGAGCATCCATTGGAACAATCGTACATGATTACTGTGAACGACTACTTCTAGGGTTAAAGATAGACTTTGAAGCACAACCTAAATGGCACAATAAAGAAACCGATGAACTGATACCAATCACTAGAGAGATGATTAAGTATATCATGTCTTTTATGAAGTTCTGTGAAGATTCACAAGTCAATGGAGAGTTTGTAACCGAAGCTACAGAGATATGTATGTTTGATCTTGCAGCAGACTCATCAGGAAATCAACTGCACCCCTGGGCGGGAACTGCTGATTGGGTAGTAAGACTGGTCAATAAGAAAGGTGAAGAAGAGAGGTGGATTGTAGACTGGAAAACTGGCAAACCATATAACACACATCAGTTGCAGTTAACCTCATATAAGATTTTATGGGAATCTCTATTTCCAGAGCATCCCATTGATGGCATCGCATGTTTGTACTTGAAGTCAGGATGGCGTAAAGAACCTAACTATACCTTCAAGAAATACAAAGCAGATGAACAGACTTGGAAAAAGGTTGTAGAAGTCTCGGATTGGGCGAATAATAATCCTGCTCCGTCTTTTCCAAAAGACCTACCTACAACCTTCACATTAGCAAAAGAAGAAGAAGAGCAGGAATTAAAGGAGTCAGCCTAGTGGCTTACGACAATACAAATAAAGGTGCATTGTTTTCAAATCAAGATAGGAAAACAGAAAAGCACCCACACATGACTGGAAAGATCAATCTGAATGGTAAGGACTATAACTTATCAGCTTGGTCAAATGAATCAAAGAAAGGTGATAAATATCTTTCTCTCAAAGTCAGTGAGTTTCAGGGTAAATCAAAACAACAGGATGATGGTTTACCCTTCTGAGTACGTCACAGAAAACTGCAAAGGGCGGGCGCATCCCCGCCCTAAGCAGTTAGATCACTACACCGTATGTGAACAAGCGGAGTATTACAAGAACCTTGCGGAAGATTCTTGTCAATATTGTTCAGGAAATGGTGGAGTAGTCGAAAGTGACTTTGAAGATTGTGGATACTACGAAGTATCTCACGAATATTTTGAACCCTGTGACTGTACCGATCAGGAGTAATTATGGAAACCACATACCATGCCAACATTCAACGAAGCATTATCATACGGTAAAAAAGTAGAAAACCTCGTCTTAGAGCGAGTGCGCGAGAGCGATCCTTATGCTTTACTTATTCCAGGTAAGTTTAAGCAATTTGATTTATATAGTCCTTTGAGCAATACCAGAGTAGAGATCAAATCGGACATAAAATCCCAAGAAACAAACAACTTCCTCATTGAAGTATATATGTATGGTAAACGGTCTGCACTGCTATCTACTGAAGCAGACATTTGGGTATTCTATGATTCAATAAATCTTATATGGGTCTTACCAAACGATATCAAAGACCTGATTCTCGAGCGTGGGTATCAGCAACGACTGATTACTGGAAAAGGTGATGACACCGCGAAACGATGCTATCTGATACCTACGCAAGAGATTTATTCAATCGCAACCAAAGTGGAGTCTTTAAGTGAAAACAAAAAGTAAACCGCGCAGTGAAGAAGAAATGCTAAAGATGAGAGATGAATTTTTTAAAGAGAATGGAGTATGGTATTACAAAGCATACTTTAAATCAACAGAAAAAAGATGGAGGAAAGCGTGAAGATTACGCCTGAAGATCTTAGTGAAATAAGAAAAGGTCTTAGCTGCCAAATGCTAAAGATGAGAGTAGATAGAGATCAAAAATCTATAGATCGTATTGAAGATCTATTGAATAGATTAGATAAAATGGAGAAAAAATTTTATAAAACCCTGCGAAATAATACTTAATACATAAATGAGATTAAGGATGACATGGGTTGGCGTTCATGTTCGCAGGGTAACTATTAACTAAAGGAGATACAATGATACAGTTTTATCCTGATTGGTTGTTTATTTTAGAAAAGGTAGCAAAGTCAGTCTTATATATTGGAGTAGGGTTTGCTTTATTTACTCATTTTTATTTGAAATGGATGGAACACTTATGGGGAAAGGTATCATGAGCAAGTGGCAAGTCTATAATCAAAAGAAAGATCTACCTCTTTGTTGTGGTGTCTATGTTATTTACAAGGATAAGAACATTATCTATGTAGGGGTAAGTAACAATATTAGAAAGCGTTTTTCTAAGCATGAAATCAAAGATTGGGACTATGTAAAGCTAAAGCCTGCACCTACTTTTGGATATGCTCATGATTTAGAAGCAAAATTAATTAAAAAATTAAAACCAACGCTGAATAGTCAAGGTGCGGAGCGCACCAGACTCTCTACCAGGCATAGGCTTACCATCTATCCAGATACCTATAAAAGATTTAGAGCATTTTGCTATCAACGTAACCTAAAAACAAAACAATTACTTAATGATATCATTAATGGTTTTTTAAAGGCAGCAGAAGATGCCAAGTAAATCTAAGACAAAGGGCAATGCCTATGAAAGAGAGTTGGTAGAACAACTATCAAAGGCGGGATTTAAGGTTAAGCGCGCTTGGGGATCGGATGGTAGAAGTATGGGATATACAGAAGATGTGGATATTGTAGCAAAGAAAGGTAAGAAGAATCTAAAGATTCAGGCGAAAAGACGGAAAAATATCCCCAAGTGGCTTGCCTTTGGTAATTGTGATTTAGTTATGACTAGGGCAGACAGAGGAGAAACTGTGGTCTTAATGAAACTCAAGGATTGGTTGAAAAGTGAACCTTCTTGACCTATTTAGTGGTATAGGTGGATTTCATCTCGGTCTTGAGCGTGCTGGTTTTGAGTTTGATTATGTTGGATTTGCCGAGGTAGACAAGTATGCCAGTGCAGTATATAAATATCAGTTTCCAATTGCAGAGGAGTTAGGAGATGTTAAATCTATTCGACCAGAAAACTTACCCAAAATTGACATTATCACTTTTGGATCACCTTGCCAAGATTTTAGTATTGCTGGAAAGCGAGCTGGGGCAACTGAAGGAACGCGCAGTTCTCTTATATGGGAAGCAATTAGGCTCATTACTGAGTGCAAACCACGTTTTTTTATCTGGGAAAATGTTAAAGGAACATTCTCCTCAAACAATGGCGCAGACTTTTGGGCAATTATCCAAGCCTTTACCAACATTGGGAGCTATAGACTTGAATGGCAATTGCTTAATACTCGCTGGTTTCTACCCCAAAATAGAGAGCGGTTATACCTTGTCGGATACACTGGAGACAGAGGTGGACAATCGGTATTTCCTATCGGAGAATCAGGTGCAATCTCTGACAACAGGAAAGCAAAAGTCGCAAGTACACTCCAACATCCAGGACACTCAGGTGGAAACTACAGAGGAATGACGATGATTGCAGACTATCGTATTGATGAAGGTTTACGTTTACGTAGAAATAATATATCACCTACACTCACTAGCAGTAAAAACTCAGAGACTCAGATTAGTTCTATGAGTCCGTTTGTGATTAAAGAAGCCACGAAGAAAGGTTACGCAGAAGCAGAGGTTGGTGATTCAATAAATCTTTCTGTGCCGAATAGTAAGACCAGGCGAGGTAGAGTAGGTAAAGGTGAAGCGCAGACATTGGATACAGGTATGCAGCAGTATACGATACAAAGTGGTATTCGCAGACTTACGCCTGTAGAGTGCATGAGGTTGCAAGGCTTTCCAGATAATCATAATGAGTTTGGATTATTAGATGGTAAGAAAGTGGCTATTAGTGATACACAAAGATATAAACAAGCTGGTAATGCAGTGACTGTGGATGTAGTTGAAGCGGTAGCTAAAAAAATATATGCAGTATTACACGATTAACATAGAAATAGAAGAAAACTTATCTCCATCGCAGTTACTTAAAGAGATGAAAGATGGAGCAACTTATTGGGGCAAGTGTATTGGTAAAAAACCAGTAGTTCGTGAAAAGATACAAAGTTTTGGTAATAAACATTTTATGAAAGTAGGATATAAATAAGGAGGTACAATGAAAGTAGACACATTTTTTAAGCTAAGTGATGAATTTCTTGAGGAATGTAAGAACATACAGATAGAAAAGGGTCGTGAATACACTATTGATGATGGCTCTGGGAAAGCAGATAAGTTTGCCAATTTCCGCAGCATTGGTCAAAGAATGGATTTAGATCAAAAGAAAGTATTAATGGTTTACATGTTAAAACATATGGACTCTATTAGAACTTATGTTTTATATGGGCAAGAAGGCTCAGAAGGACTGAAAAGCAGATGTCAGGACTTGGTGAACTATGCAATTATGCTTTGGGCGATGGATCATGAGGAAAAGGCATTTGAAAATCTAGACAAGGAGATACATGAAAACCCATTAGGCGTAGGATTTGCCCATAAAGATCTGAAAGATGCCTGATTTTAAATATTTCTACGAATACGAAGTAGGACTGGAGCGAGTCAGGTATCGCGGGGATCAGGGCAAAGCAAGTTGTCCGCTAGGAACACATGAAG